CTAAACTCAGGCCAAAGACATTTCAACTCAACGCTTGGGTCATTTCTATGCTCTTGCCAGTTAGGTAAAGCAGACCAAACTCCGCTCTTCCATACTTCATTTTCGAGCATTTCCGTATGGTATAGGTCGTTAAGGCTCATAGGTGTGCCTACACAAAGAATGCTGGTTTCGGGGGATAGCATGGGCGTGATTTTCTTCCTGAACCAATGCCTGATAGCCTCATGGTTCATATCCCCCATATCATCCAGTACATCGTCAAGAATAATGGCTGCTGGGTGCTCACCACGAATAGCAGCACCGACTCCCGTTGCTCTAATGACAGCACCGTTAGTTAGTCTCAGTTCTAACTTTGTTCCTCGTCTGGGGTGAAGATACTTCCTGAGTTCTGGGTGTCTGCGTAAATCATCCTTCATTTCTTCCAACCTACGGGCTGCTAAGTCCTTACTTGCAGAAAACAGCCATACTGTGAAGGGTTTATCCCTCCACTTTTCAAAAAGTGCTTGGTGAAGAATCTTTACTCTAAGAGTGGTTGATTTTGAGTGGTCTCGTGGAGCAATAACACAAACACGATGAACAGATGCACCCTGTCTATCTCCGAACATATCCATCCATTGTCCTATATGGTCGCCCCATGTATAGCCGAGCCATTCATAGAAAAACCTGGGGTCTCTCCTCGAACGCTCAAGGTTCATGGATTGAAATACCATTATATCATCGGCTCCAGAGCATCTTTAGCAAGACAGTAAGGGCAGTCACCCTTTAATACCTTTTCCCTAAGTATCTTTTCGGCTGCCCAACCACACATCTTGCATTTTGCTCTTTCCCACATATCAAGCCACCGGAGCAAAGAATGAACAGACTAAGCCTTCGGTTAAATCTATCATATAGGCAGATAGGCCTGCTTCACTGCTAACATAGCCGTGTCTGTGGTGGTATCTATCATGTCCTGCGAGGCTCGGCATTTGTATGATTGTTGAACCACCCTTTTCTTCAGACTTCCTGAAGTGTAGGTGTCCGTGAAACCAAATATGGAATCTATGTAGCCCCCAATCTTCTCTCTTCTCAGTAGCCATTACTTCTGATAACTTCCTTACAGCCTTATCTCCGTGAGTAAACCCAATTAGAGTTCTGCCGTATGAAATATACTGCCTAATGCTTGGATTTACAATAACTTCAACATCTTCGCAATTATCGAAGGATGCGCTGAGATACATCATTAGCGCAAGGCTTGTGTGGCGGTCGTGATTACCGCCCATACACACGATTTGTAGCGGGGCTACTTCTCTAAGCAATTCAAGGTGTTCTTTGGCCAGCTCGAAGCCGCTCATAAGGATTTCTGCGGGAGAACCCGCGCTATCTTGAGGTGTCCCCTTAGTGGTTGATGAAAAGTCGTTATCTATGTGGAACCAGTCTGAACCAACGGCAACAATTATCTTTTCGGGGGAATACGGAAGCATCTCAACTAATTTTGCAGTCTTTGAATATAATCTATGCTTTGCCTCTTCAAAATCATAGGTTTCTCCTACTTCGTCTTCCCAGCCATACTTGCCCCAATGGAAATCTGTTGGAGATACCACTAAGGCATACGGCATTTGATTACCAGATGCTTCAGGAAGCAAATTGCTTCTTTCTATTTCATCTTTAGAATGAGTGAATGTTATTTCATCCAAAACTCCATCTTGAAATTGTCGCCATTTATCAGCATCCCTTTCTAAATCCTTAATTCTATCAGTTTGATACCTCTTTTGGATTTCCCTCTTGTTTCTAAGGATGAGTTCTTCAACCATTTGTTCAGGGTTGCTTTCTTTCACTTCTTCATCAGTAAAAGGCAACATAGAGTGCCTCCACTTGTGCATCCTCCTATATTCATCAAACCATGAATCGGGGAATCCAAACTTCAGGCATATTTGTCCAGCAGTTTCACCTTCACCCACCATATCTGAATATGCTTGCTTCATTGCCCTGTGTATTGGTCCAGGAACTACCACATTATATGCAGCGCTCGTTAGGTAGGTAATGTAAGTATCAGTTTCCTTAACATACATCATTTCACAAGTTGTATATTCAGGGTCTGGAGAAATGATATTCATTTTCTTCCATCTGCTGATAAAATTACGCCAGCCACCTACTGAGCGTATAGGATATTCTTCAGCAAGCCATCTCGCCAAACCTATATCCGTTTCAAAGCGTTCGTCGTCTATATACTTCTTCACTATGTCCGAGGACCCATCGTCCTCCCACCTACCCATGATACTAATGCCCAGGTCTGCGCCTATTAAATGTTCCGTCATAAGATTTCTTTCAATTTCTTATGTTGCTGTATTAAAGAATTAAAGCGGCGCGGTATAGCGTTTTTGCCTAATTCTTTCATTTCTCATAGAAAGGTTTAATTGATTCTATGTAGTACTCAGTCTGATGCGAGATACTAAACCCATCGAGCGATTTGATGTGTTCGGAGGACTTGAATGTGCCTACTATGGAGACTGCCCCGAGTTTTGCTATGTGGAAAACTACAACAACACCACATACGAGTCGTGTCTAAGATTTCCTGTCACAGGGCAAGAGATAGTGGAAACAGCAATGTCGCCTCAATTTGTATTGGTATTCTTCTGTGCTTGCATACTCTTTACATTATTATCCTACACATCTTATAGAGAAATAACAAAAATAAGGCCACATTAGAGCTGTGCAACACTTTAATAGTTTGGCGGCAAAGTGAAAGAATAGAAAGATATCTCAACTTTCATCAAAATGCTTAAATGTAGTTGCTCAGGTGGGATATAATGTCGAAAAGGGGAGCAAAAACGAGCTGGTGATGAGAAATGGTTGAATACGAAACATTTACTGCAGATATCCCTACTAAAGAATTGCCTGAAGAAGGCACAATAGAGGTGATAGGGACTAAGGTTCCTGGTGGTTTGGCCGCAGTTGCTGCGCTGAAAGATGTGTTGAAGGACACCAATACTCTCCGCTCTAACACTTCCTATGAAAATGACTTCGATTTATACGACGATATGCTCAAACTGGACCCTGAACTCAATGGTGCGGTAAGAGCAATCAGTCTTTCCGCTAATGATTGGGAAGTTGATTACTCTGTCGGCAAGAATAGGAAAATTAGGAACTCTATACGCGAGCTCGTTGAAGAAACCCTCGATTTTGACGATATTTTGATTAACGCCATGCGAAACCTCATGGTTTATGGGAACGACATTAACAAATTGTCAGGAAAGATGGGTTCTGGGATAAGCAGAGTCCAATCTCTTCCAGTAAAACAAATGACTATCGTTGATGATAGAGCAAAGGTTGATGCTGAAAGGAAAATTACTACTCCCTTCGTCGCTGACGAATCTAATCCAATAATTGACCCCAAGTTTTACATTCTAAGAGAAATGAATTATACTCAACAGGGCTGGGAGAAAGATGAAATCTGGCACTTGAAAATTGATTATAGGAGTAACTGGCACGACGATAGCAAAGGCAGAAAGACCTACGGTATATGGGGCGCATCAAGATTCAGCAGCCTGAAACAAGCAATTAGAGCCAAGTATAACTCCCTCAACAATAGGATAGCACTTGAAGATTCACTAACGAAGCAATATATCACTATTGGTTCGGATGCGATAGAACATATACAAGACCCTGTTGAGCAACAAGAAAGGCTTAATCATATAATTACCAAATTAGGCACTCTTTTGGGAGGACTAAGGAGCGACCAAATCCCAATCCTTCCTCATTATGTGGAAATGCACCATGTTGATTTGACTAACACCATACCCGACAATTCAGGCTTCTTAGACATGATTAACGCAGATATATCCGCAGTAATGCAAGTCCCCCGCGTAGCAGCCGGTCAAGAGCGAGGTTCAACATTCGCTGCTACATTTAATGCTAACATTTGGTCTTTCCAAAGCATCAAGAGGCTACAAAGCGTTGTTGCCGAGCAAGTGAAGGAATTGTTTTCAAGACACTTAGAATTGTTGGGAATACCTCATCAAAAGAAAGATATTCCGACATTGGAGT